TCTTATCTTCTGACATATCAAATATGTTTTCATATATGTAATCTGATGAGAATAACTTAGTATCTTTCATTTGTGAAGCTAAATCTATCTTTTCTTTAAGTAGTGCTATCTTCTCTTGTTCGAATATGATAGATGGAGTTGTAAGTTTAACTTCGAAATTAGTTAATGATTCTCCTGTAAAACCTTGTGTGTATAAATGTACTAGAGCTATCTTAGTTAACTCTGATTCCATTATTTTTTGTAATCTTTCAACCGTTCTTGCAAATCTAATATCTTCTGCAGCTAATGTTGCTTTACCTTGTAAGTCGCCTTCGTAACCAAAGTACGCTTTAGGAATTTTAAGAGCTGCAAACATTTTAGATTGTAGATACTGTACGTCGTTTGTTCCGTCGTAATCTAATCCTTTAGTAGTTTCAATCTTTGTAGAAGTATCTCCTCCTCTAACTGGTAGGTAGAAATCTTCCATCATATTCTGCATATTGAAACGTAAATTATACTGTCCATCCTCTCCTATATAAGGAGTCTTTTTCATAGTATTAATAGTCTTTTGCATGAATTGCTCTACTTCATTAGGAGGTATAGAACCTACATTTATATAGAACATTCTCTTTTCTGGAGCTCTCATTATTCTATGAATTAACATAGCATCCTCCATTAGAGTAACTTGTTTAAATATTTTTCTAGCTGGTTCTAAATAAGAGCGTCCATAAGGTAGGTAGTTAGTATCAGATATTAATCTAAAATGAGCTATTTCATAATTATCAAATCTTACTTGACTTGACTTACCGTCTCTTTTAGGTAAGAAGTTAGGGTTTTGAGATGCAGCAATTCCTTCTGGATCTAATACAAATTCTACTTTAGATAGATTTTCAGGATCTAATCCTTCTTCTCTAACCATATGATAAACTGTATATGGAAGTACATTATAAACTCCAAATTTCTCTGCAACTTCTAACTTTAAGAAGAAGTCTCCATACTTACACATATTACGTGTCCAGGACCATAAATTAAATTCTATATTAAGAACATCGTAAAATAAGTTATAAAGTACCTTTTGTATATTTTCATCAGAAGATTTTATTGCTAAAATTTCACCATTATCATTTTTTAGTGTAGCTTCATCTGCTAAAATATCTAATGCTGAGGCTATAATTGGATCTGTATCCATAGCTTCATAATCAGAATATAATTGTATTCTTAACGTTTGATAGTTAAGATTAGGATTAAAGATATTTTTATTATTATGAATATATAATCTACTAAATCTATCAACTAAGGAATTAGTTTGAAATTTACCAGTAGTTTGTATTTGATTTACATCAGCAATTTTTAATTGATCTCCTCCTATATTACGTATAACTACGTCATTAGAAAAGAGTCTTTGTAATCTGCCAAATAAGGATTTGTCTGCCATTATGGTACAGTTTTATATATAAATAGTTCTATTTTAACAGCCAGCGAATATCTTCTTGTCCAAAGGCTGTCTTAGTAAGATAAGGATTTTCTCTCTGATTTCCAACATTTTTCATAATAGCTTTGTTTTGAGAGTTTAAATTAGTAAAAGAAGAAAGTTGAGCCCTAGCTAAATCCATTCCTTGCTGTCTTAATCTAAGTGCTGTATCTCTTACATACAGTGCAGTTGCACATGCAATAAGTAAATCATCGTTATATCTATCTTGAGCTTGTGCTTTTCCATTCTTCCATACAAATACTCTCATTTCAGATAATAATCTTTTAGATTGTATAGTAACAGACTTCTCTCTTATATACTCTATCATTTTAGCAATAACTAAAGGTCTAGTTCTAGCTGACATAGTAAATCCGGGTACAAGTTTATCTCTTTCAAACTTAGACATATAAGACTCTACTGATTCCATATTAGCTGTAGAACTATAATAGATGTTTCTATACTCTCTTTCGAGTAGTTGTTCTATGGTAGCCCATCCAATATTAGCGTTTTCTACTACTAATAATGCTTCGTTATATTCAGAAGCTATTCCAACTAAAAAATTACCGAAGTCTTTAGGAGATAGTTTACCTTTATATTCAGCAACTTGTGTACATGTCTCTATATCGAATATATGAAATGCTGAGTAGTCAGTTGCATCTCCTCTAGCGACATCTGCTACAACCATATAAGACTTAGAGTAGTCTACACCTTCCCAAACCCATAAGTTACCATCTATTCCTCTTCTCTCTAATGGATCTTTTAGGTATGTTTGTTCGTAATAAGACATGTCATCTGGTTCGAAAACAGTATCTCCAGATGCTAAGAAATCACAATCACATTCCTGACCGGCCATTCTAGGTCCTAAATCAGAGTTCTGTTGTTCTCTCCACGATTGATCTCTTTCTGGATGAACAGTCCATGGTAGTCTTATAGGTAAGAAGCTATTCTCGCTTGACTCTGCTTTCTCCCATGTTAAGTGAAACCAGTTACCAATACCATTAGGAGTAGATAGTGCCATACATTGTCCACCTGTAGCAAGTGTTTGCTGTGCAGCAGTAAAGGTCTCCTCAATGTTATCTATAAAGGCAGCCTCATCTATCAGTAAGAGTGATACCGCTTCAGAACGTGCAGCATCTGCATTCGATGATTTAGCTGTTATTTTTGAGCCATTTTTCAATCTTAGAGATAATTTGTTTTTCTCCTTAGCAGGTAACTTTAACCATCTTGGTAACTCATCATACATAAACATAGTCTTAGATACTAAGTTACGTGCAGTTGCTTGTGTTGTTGCTAATGCTAAAACGTTTTTATCTTTATGAAATAACATTAGCCATAAGCTATATGCTGCAGCTAGAGTTGAAATACCTAACTGTCTAGATTTTAAAGTTATAATATATTGATGATCTTTAAATAGATTAAGAACTTTTCCCTGAAAAGGGTATAGGTTAAAAAGGATACGTCCTCTAGTTGGATGCTGTATGTAGCAGTACTTCTTCATGAAGTACGCCGGATCTTTAGCGCACTTTAAATATTCCTGTGCTATTATCTTTTTTATGTTCTGTGCCATAACTTTTATTCTTCATCTCCTTTTACTGAACTAGTATCTGGGTCTTGTTCATCTATTTCGCCGACTCCTTTTTTAAATACATTAGGAGCTAGAGCATTGAATCTGATTGGTGAACAAAATGAAGTTGGTTTTGTTTTTATAAATGCTAACCCTTGTTCTAAATTAACTGATAAGTATTTACCAAAAGGGGATATTTTAGGATTAGAGTTTATAAAAATAATATGCTGTACGCCTTCTCTTTTCCAATAGCTTTCAAAGTATACCTGTCTCATAACTACTGCAAGATCACCTAAGTTACTTGAAGTAATTAAATTAACTGAGTCTTGATATATTCCTCTAAGGTCGTCTCTAAGGGTATTTGCTATAGTATCATTAGGTATACCTGCTTTTGCAAGACCTGCTGCTATAGCTTCTGGAGCATTATATACGTTGGTTTTACCAAACTTATCATTCGGTACTCCTGAACGTTCGGCAAGCTCTTGAATTTTAATTCCTCCTGTAAATGCATGATCTCTTTTTCCTAATCTAGCTGCTGTTCCTTTAACCTCTAAATATCCATTCCAATCTAAATCTCCAGCTTCTCCTTTCATCATTTTTACATCTTTACATAAAGTAGCTAATGCTAATTCTGCTTTACCTACTCCTCTTCCTTCTTCTTGACCACCAAGATTAATTAAAGAAACGACAGAATTTTTAGAGACTATACCGTCTAATTTATCAACTAAATTACCAGATACACCTAGAGCTCCAAATCCTGGTAGCTTATCTAGGTTTTCTAAGAATTTATCTAAATCATTATTTTTAGATAATATATTAAAAATTGTATCAGGAGCGTTAAAATCACTTATCGTACCGTCATCTATTTGTTTAGATGCGATATATTCATTAAAAGGTCCTCTATGAGTTCTATGATTAACATATCTATTTAGGTACTCTATAGCCTCAGAATCATCTGCAATTTTTCCTAAATTTTGTTTAAGTAATTCTAATGGAGAAGGTTCTTTATCTTCAGTAAGCTCTAAAATAAGCCTATCTAATATAGCTTTATCTTCCGGATTATTCATGTCCGGTACACCTGTTTTAGTCCTCCAGGCCCATTCAGTATATAATTTATCTGTAATGTTCATTATGCTTCTGGTTCTTCTCCAGGATCTTCAAAGTCTATTGGTTCGTCGGTTAAGTCAGCTCCACCTTCTTCTCCTCCTGCATCATCAGGTTCTCCTAAATCTTCTTCTCCTCCTCCAGCTGCATCATCTCCAGGAAAGTCGCCTCCGCCACCTCCACCGCCTCCGGTGTCAGTATCTGCCGGTTCTCCTTCTCCTGCTCCAGACATTGGTGCTTCTCTGTATAGTAAAGCTAATTTATCTAATGCTTGTTGGTAATCTGCTATGTTAGAAAGAGTATACCTTTTACCCATTATTTGAGCTTCGAAAGATTTACCTGTCCATTTTAAAATATAGTCCTGTCCGTTTTTAAGGTTTACTCTGAAAGATGAAGGTCTTGGAGATATCCAATCTATACTCTCTACGAATTCTTTAAAGTCTTCTGTTTGTAGTTTAATAAGAGCAGCTTTTACTGTAGGAAATTTGCCAAGTATTTTATCTGTAGCATCTTCTAATACTGTATCTTCTGGAGCTTCTGTATCTGGTTCTTCTTCTGGTTGTGGTTCATCTTCTACTTCATCAAGTAAACTCTCATTAACATATTTAACTTCTTCTTTTATTAGTTTACCGTGTTCAGTAAACATAGTTGTAAGTTCAGAAAGCTGGCGTCTCATTTTCATAAGCTCATATTGATCAGGTCTTTCTGTCCTTAAGTATCGCTGTAATTTTCTAAAATTAGTTTTTATAAGTTCAAATAATTCTCTTGCATTTTTATCGGTTCTAACATCTTTATTATTCATTAAAGATCTTATATCATTAATAATACCAGAAAAGTTTTTATATAAACCTTCAAAAGAAGGTAAACTAATTACTTTATGACCTATATTACCAGTAGTATCGTCAACATCACTAGTTTTAAAATAAGTTTTCATATCAGAAGATAAGAAATCTTTATCAGGCCATCTAGAAATACCATATCTTTTTTCTATACTTTTTCTTAAAGCAGGCGGTATTTCATCTAATCCTTTAGTAGTTCTTTCATCTCGTTCGACTTCTAAAAGAGAAGAGTAAGTCTCTAAAATAATTTTTTCTAATTTAGCTTTATTCATTAGATTCATATCTATCTCTAGGTTGTTGAAGTTTCATATCTCTTACATCATCTTTTATTGATGCTAGAGCTCTTATAAAATTATTAAAATCATCTGCAGGTACTACTATGTACTTTCCTCCTATATTAATCTGAAGCATTAATCCTCTATCTCCACCTGAAAATCTAGTTATTTGAATACCGTTTCTATCGTATAAGTCAGTAGCTTCATTAACTGATTCTTCCATATAATCTTCTAGATTCTTATCTACTGGTAATTGAAATTTATCAGCTAATGCTAATACTATTTCTGCAGCTGCGTCTCTTTCTGATATATCATCGTTGTTAGACATATTTTCTATAGCCTTTAATACATCATCGAAATCTCCTCTTCCTTCGCTTAACTCTTGATCTTTACCAATTCCAGATACTTTATCATCTTCTTTATCTAAAAGCTCTTTATGTTTTTGATTAATTAACTTTACTTTTTGAATAAATGCTTTTCTTTTAGGATCGTCTTGAGGTAATTTATTCATAGCAGGAGCTTGTTGTTTAATAAGTCTCTTTGCTTTAATAATTTTATCTATTTCTGAATTTTCTTCCATATTTTCTAACTGTAAACCATCTATGTTATCATAGCTAACTTCGTGCTCTTCTCCATCTTGATCTACTGCAAATACTGAATCATCATTCCACATTGCAGCATTATCGTCATTACCGTTTTTTGGGTTATAAATAATTAAATACTTATCATCATGAGTTCTAATCATAGCATCGTCTGCTTGTCCTAAATAGGCTAGTAATTTATGTTTAGTCCATGGACCACTACTGTACTCTGAAACGTCTTTGTTTTCTAAAGCTAATTGGTCTATAGCAGGTTGTTTTTCTTCTGAATCTAAATAATGAAATGCTGCAGACATATAATCTCTAGCTAAGATAAGTTTCTTTTGCCACCAATTAGGAAAATCTACTTCTCCATCGTGTTTATCATATCTATTTAACTTTTTAACTAGTTTTGCTGCATATTGTGCAGTTTCAAATGCTGATGATATCATCAGCATTTGAA